CCTCCAGTAGGCCATCATCTCCTTGGTCCAGCCAACTTCGTATTTATTCAGATCATCCTGTTTGACAGGAGTCTCAAACGTTTTCCCATTCATCGGCATTAAAGACTAAATTGGTCGGAACATCATTTTCTACCATGAAGTACAGCCCCGTTGCACCGTTAAAGCTATACCGTCCGAGTTCATGGTAATAAATGTTCTCTATGTTCATATAATACATTCCACGGCCATAGACCATGCGTGCTTTATCACTGACCATCTTTGAGAGAAACTGCCTGAAAATCGTCCGGCAAAGGTTCATTTTCTCCTTACGGTTATCCGCATCATTATATTTATATCCTGCCAGGATCCAGGCCGTGTAGACTGACTTTGCAAAAAAGCCGGACCCGTTGGCGTGTACGTGGCTATCCGTCGTATCATCAATGACAATAAAATTCTCCACCTTACGATAGTCGGCCATGATACCCTCAATATTGTCCGGACCGGATGCAAATACCGTCGCAAATTGAAGTCCCTTACAGAGTTTATTGGCCTCTGCCATATTCTTGATATATTCTATCGGATCAAAGTCTGCCATAATGATTAATTTGTTCCATACTTCTGATTGAATTCTTCAGCTTCCCTGGCCTTTTCATTCAATTCGGTCAGTGCTCTCCAACAGTCAATTGCTCCAATCGTTTTCTCTTTGGTGATATCACCGTCTGTCAATGCCCGAATCTGGGCATTAGCCAGTTTAAGAAAATAGATCTGCTCCACCTTGCCATCAGGTACAGGTTTAAAGAAATCCGGGAACTGCTTGGCAAATACTATTTTCACGGATGTATACCAGTAAAAGACGGATGTCTGTTCCGTATTGGTCAAATCAAACTTTTCCGGAGGTCGGTTGTTCTGATCACGATAGAGAATTTTCCCTAACCTGTTCAGATACTTCGGCTGCTTCGTTTCGATAAATTTCTGATAGTTCTTTTCACAATTCAGATAATCCGAAAAGCACAATCCTCTCAAAATAACGTCGACCGCATGATACCCACGGATATTGTCCAGCCTCACATCCATGTCATCACACGAGACGACGAAATCAAAATGATGCATCAAACTCTGAATCTGCCAGGTAGCCAGATTGAAGAAGTGTCGTTTACCTGCTTCTCCCTTCCTGACATAGCATCGGGCACCACCGGAAATAGTCTTATCAACCTCTATGCCTGTAAAACGCAGGAACATATAAGTCTTGATTACCGTCAGGTTATCGAATGTAGACAACAGAAAGAAGACGTACCGTAACTGGTCCTGATTCAGTTCATGCCATGATTCAGGCACCCGGAATTCCAGTTTATCCCTGGAAAAAGAAAACTGACGAGTCTTTATTGTTTTCATAAGGTTCATAATGATTAGTCCTGTAAGCACTGCTGTTCATATACTCAATGAAATCGTCCGGATGATCTTCCAGAAAATTCATCAAGTCAAGATAAGGGGCATTGCCTTTCACCTGCCCGGAGATTTCCAGACCGATGATCCGCCTCATTTTCAAGACGGCCTGTTTCTGGGCATCAGTCAGACTGTTCTTGCGGATTGCCGTAAGCAGGGCATCCATCAGACTGTTACTGATCTTCGATCTCAGGAACAAGTCCGCATTCTGGATCCAGGGATAAACGGAAAACCATTTTTCGGACGATCCTTTCATGCCCGTATACATCAAGAAATGAGCATACTTATAGAATACGGTGCCTATCTGAAATTGTGCACATTCCTCATCGCTCCACCCGTCGACTTTGGTCAGTTCCGTTAACAGATTGTCCTTTGTCCGGAGGATATTAACTTTCAACTCTTCCTCCAAAGCGTCCACACGTGCCTGGCTTGCCGGTGCCGTGTCCTGAGTACTGACTATCCCAAAGCCCGTTGATGTCAGAACCAGGTCAAGGCTTCTCATATTGTTCTGAAAAGCATATTTACAAACCAGCCCTTTCGCCAGGTCAGAAAGAAGTCCATCACTTGCCAGGCACGCTTCCAGTCCCTTCTGACCGAGGACAGTAGCAATTATCCATTGAGTATTCTGCTCTATGGAAGGTGTCAGCACCTCAAACACATCACTGTTTTTCGTAGTCGCAGCCGGGACAGCAGATTCAAAATCTACCTGGCTAATTTTCAGTTTCGTTATTTCCATCTGGATCAGGTTTTACAGTTTTAGTTTCTTTATTTTCATCTAATGTCGTCAAGATGATCATCGGTACATCGACATCAACTTTCTTGTTCCAGCCGTTGAAATAGATCAATACCCGGAAAGGCTCCAGCATGACATCATGGAAAGCCGTTTCAGTAGCCTGTTTCAAGAGGAAGAGTTCCCGTTTATCAGAACCGGAATTGTTCATGGATGATTTTCCCGGTGTCGCTCCGACCAGATTAGGGTGCACGTTATCTCCATAGCAAAGAGAATTGGAAGCCTCCTGTACATCATCGCTCCAGTCACCGCCTTCCTTCTTGCCCTGCTCCACATCATAGATACGGACCATCCGCACATCCTTTCCGCTCCCCGGATCCACATAGTAGCCGGTTACCCAGGTTTTTCCGATATTAGCATTACCACTGATAAACTCCTCAATATTATGCTTCTCGAGTTTTATCCGGTCCTTTCTCTTTTCCGGGTCCGTGATACCCTCCTGGTCACACAGATTATCCCAATAATCTTTATGGACCTCCACCTGAAACCGGGGAGGAGCAGAGTTGCGTATCTTTGCTCTTTTTCCCTTGCCTATCAGTTCATAGATATCATACCAGGCATCTCGGAAGATTGCGGAATAGAACGGAATCGGGTAATACTGGAATCCCGGTGTAGGGAACCTGGTCAGGACGGCAAACTTACGATTACGTGTAGCCCGGCCGAAAGAATCTCCTGCTGCAGGCCGACGCACTTTACCTGTTTTAGGGTCCGGTACAAACCCCAGACGTATCTGCAGATCACCGAACGGATCAGTCTCATCCAGTAACGGGATAACCTCTATATCATCATCTTTGACAAAATTCCGCCAGTTCGCATAGAACACATGCCCGATGTGCCCAAATTTATCTGCTTTCTCGAACCGCACATAGCAACTCTCCTTATGTCTCATCTGAACAATCTTCTTGCCCTCATTGTCCAGGATGATACAAGTCACCGTGAAATAGAAATACTTCATATCCATTGCCTGTTCTACAAAGAACCGGTTAAGCTGATTGCGGAAAGCAAACATATTGATCTCTTCATCATCTGTTTTCAGTTTGGTTTTACGGTCAAAGAAACGGATACCCTGGCCATAACAGGTCAGCACATTGAAGAGTTTGTTCTGTGCCATGACCATATTCTCACCAACCTTCCTGATGATCTCATAAGGCAGTTGGTCATCTACGCCGAAAGGGACATAAGTATAAGACTGATTCCCCTGGTGTATATTCTTGTAAGTCTGTGTACCGTCATCACCATCAAATATCTCAGAAGAATTCTCCGTATATTCTGCATTCGCTGATGCCTGCCGGGAATTGACAAACCCCACACCGCCGACGGCATAGATTTCATCATCACCCTTCCGACCGACATATTTCATTCTTGCTTTTTCTGTATTGTTCATATCACAAATAGATTTCATGTCCCATGAATTCAAAGATACAGATGTCCCTCACCATCCTAATCTGACCGTTGTCCGGATTCAATAATCTATGAGTACCACCTCGCCAGTGTCCGCCCTTTACCAGCCAGCCCTCATAATCAATGATATTTCCCGTTCCGATCTCCCAGCATTTTAGATTGACCGTCTGGCTCCGGATCCTTGCAATATCCAGCTCCTTTCTCATGACAGTAAGGTGTATCGGTTTCAAGTATTTCTTATCCATAGTTAATTAAATGTATTGTCAAAAGTATTGTCGAATATCCGTCCGGCCCGGTTAATCTCCACCACATTATGGTTTGCTTGGCTGTACTGATAGTCAAAAGTAAACTTTGCCATATCATCGTCTGCATTGCTCACCTCACTCTTCGAATCACTCAGGGTAACCTCCTTACCGACCTGAGGTTCACCTTTATAAATATTGACCAGGCGGACATCATCAGAACGAAACAGCTCATCCGCCCAGTTCTGCATGGCAACATTAAGATACCCGGTGTCAGCACTGAACTTCCTTTTTTCCTCTATCTTGATATTCTTCAGATTACCATTAACCCATGCCGTAGTACGTGTATAAGAAGGTGACACCTGATGCTTGCCAGTACAGTATAGCAATTCCTCTACGCCGAAAGAGTTGACGAACAAAAGGATGGGTGCTGCGTCCGGCTGCTCCGGATCCATATCAAACTCCTGTGTCCGCTTACCGGCAATTGCAGTAACCCTGACGAGAGTCTTGCCTTCTGAAACAAAACGGGAAGGAGAAACGTCTATAGTCGTATACTTCTCATTCCCCTGGACGGCAGGAGGAACAAATGTCGCTTTTGTACCGTCACTGTACTCTGCTATGACAGAAGCATCATCCGTTGACAGGTAGTGAAGGAACTCCAGACGCCCAGGGGCGGAAATCTTCGGGCCCAGCAATATCGAAAGGAAATGGTTGTCACAGAAATCAGAGACATTGACTTGTACGTTACTGGTCTGGAAGTCCACACAACAATAAATCACTGAAGCATTAATCTCTGCATTTGAAAGTTCCTGGTCCGTATCATCCCTCTCACTGATCTTGATGTCCAACGCCACGATCAAGCCTT